TTCAAAACAAAGGGAGATGGGCGACATCTCTAACTTGATCACAGACATGACGATCAAGGGCGCTTCTAGAGAAGAACTCACGCGTGCAGTGAAACACTCCATGGTGGTGATTGATGCTGAAAAGCACAACCTAAACTGGCGTGGGTCTGCAGAGCAAAACGGAATTCGAGCCCTCAAAGAGAAGTATCAGGGCAACCCTCGTGGTGGCGCTGTTACACTAATCTCCAATTCCGGCGCTAACGCTAAGGTTGCTATCAACACGCGAAAGCCTAGGCCATACAAAGATGGCGGCCCAATCGATAAGGAAACTGGAAGGAAAGTCTTTGTCGATAAAGAAGAGCGTTATGTCAACGCTAAGGGAGAAACCGTATCCCGTCAAGAGAGAGTACCCAAGCTTGAGTTAGTAGACGATCTTTCTGTGTACTCATCAGGTACACCTATGGAACGCATCTATGTTGAGCACGGTAACAATCTCAAGGCGCTTGCTAATGAAGCACGTAAGCAGATGGTTCGTACTCCACCTTTGAAGTACTCCCCCTCTGCTAAGAAAACGTATGCTCCAGAAGTTAAGTCACTCAACGCCAGCCTGGATCTTGCGTTTAGAAACCGCCCCCTAGAAAGACAGGCACAGCTCATAGCGAACTCGGTCATCAGAGCAAAGAAAGCAGCTAATCCCAATCTCGATGATGAAACATTGAAGAAGATTAGTAACCAGGCTTTGATGGCTGCGCGCAATAGAACAGGTGCCCGTAAGTCTAGGATCGACATCTCACCGCTTGAGTGGGAAGCTATTCAAGCAGGCGCTATCAGCGATTCTAAACTAAAGACCATCCTTGACAACACCGACATGGACAAGATTAAAGAATTGGCTACTCCTAGAACTAAAGTCTTGATGACCCCAAGTAAAAGGAATCGAGCCCAGTCTATGTTGGATGCTGGTGCTACTAGAGCTGAGGTTGCCTCTGCGTTAGGTGTATCAGTTAGTACGTTGGATGCTACATTGTATGGAGATGGTGAAGCATGAGTGTAACAGCATCTATGTTAACCACCATAGACAATCCATACGATCCGTTCGATAAGTTCGATGAATGGTTTGCGTTTGACATGCGAGCAGGTCACCACACCCCCGGCCTCTTGGCACGGATAGCTGTGACTTCAACAGAACTTTCGGATGCAGACCAATTGTTGTCTATCGAACAAGCTATCGATGAGATCATTCGTGAAGATTTAACAGGTCTTTACAAGAAGGTCTCTAGGGAAATCGATATCGAATAAAGAAGTTTGCTATGGGGGGGAGGGGTCCGAGCGATCTACCCCCCCTATGCATCGCCCGCCTCCCAAAAAAATCCCCGGGGGGTCAAAATTCTAAAACAATCCAGTTTTTCCCAATAGGATCCAAGGAGAATTGCGTGGACGAATCAGTCTTAGTATACAAGAATCGGACCAATGTCCTGCGCGTTAGCCTTGGATACGACGTTTCAGCCGACACGTTCGAGAGCGAAATCCGAGAAAAGGCCACTGTCGATTCAACTCTTATTGCAACTTGGTCCGCTTCGTTCTTAACGGACGGTACCGATGGAGAGTTGGTTCTGACGTGTGACAATTCACAACTCGGAGCTGTAACGCAGAAGAGCGGTTACATGGACATTAAGCGAATCAGCAACGGTGAGCCGCTCGCATTGTACGCTCCTGTGAAGGTTACGTTCATTGACACGGTGACAGCATGACAAACGTAGTTGAGGTCGTTTCCACTACGCAAGTTTTAACGGTCGAAGCCAAAGAACAGACAATCAACATTTCGGAACAGAGACTTATTGTCGATCCGGCGACCCAGCAGGCAACCGTTCTCTCGACAGTTTCTGAGATCAGTGTGGCTCATGCGCCCGCATCCGTCGGGGTCATCAATGCGGGACCGCCTGGTCCGCCAGGGTTTTCCATCGCTCCAAGTAACGAGGCGCAAGCAGCTTTCTTCGAAGCGAATGGTCTAACCAAGAAAGATGTGACATACGTCGACGGTCTTCCGACGACGATTGAGTATTTCGACGAGCTGGATGTTCTTACGTATACGTCAACCTTGGTATACTCGTCAGGCCTTCCGTCCGTCGTGTCTCTAGAGAGGCAGTCAGACAACCAAGTCTTCACCAAGACAGTCACCTATGTCGGAGGTCTTCCGATCTCCGTCGAGTGGGCTACACTCTAATCCTTCGACAGCATAACAAAGAAAGAAGAGACCCATGGCTCTCATCACTGATCCTGATGATCTCACAGACGGTGCTGTCGACGACGGCTCTACAGAAGTGTTCATCAACACCGCGACCAAGACGATCAAGCTGAATGTCGTCGACATGCTCTCGACGGACGGCGTGACTTTGAAGGCGCTCTACTCATTCCTCAAGGAAGAGTGGAAGAACGACCCGAACACCAAGAACCTCGCCGCTTTCCCGTTCCCAATGGTTCCGATCACGGACGAGTCATACGAGCTCATCGAGGGTTGGGACTTCTTCAACGATGCAGCACGCTATCTCGTTCGAACTTCTGGCTGGACCGTTCGGAACGTCGCCGGATTGGTGACTCAGCAGTGGGCCGGCATTATCGGCCTGGGCTCCATCGAGTCAAACGACCAGCTCTACATTCAGCAAGTCTCCGGGGGAGCGGCTTCGAACATCCAACTCACAGGTCAGGTCAACCAGGCCATCCAGATCTTCCGAGACGATGATGGTGACGGTATCACAGCCGAAGGTTCTGACTACGACCGTCGAACCTACTTCACGTTGTTTGGTCGTGAGCAAGCGCAGGTGTTTGGTAAGTCAACTCTTACCGACATTGGTGTTTCACTCATGGGTCCTCAGGCGTATCGGTTCCCGATTTCTACCGGCGCAGACCTTAAGGTTTCTACCGCCGACACCGGGATAAAGGCGTCTGGATCAGGATACCCAGCGGACGTTGCGCCATATTCCGGAATGTCGATTACGTACCACTCAACCCCACAATCAAGGGCGATCGGGTCGAATAACTACAACTTTGGCATCACAGTTGATGGTAACGGACAGCCTTTGCAGAAGATCTACGAGTTTATTCAGTACGCTCTGCGTCAAAACGTCGATATTGCTGCTGGTGCAGCGAGCGTTATTGGTAAAACCGCTGATCCCCTGGCTCGATATGTTGGCGATACTTTCTATACTGTCGCCGCATCAAACCCAGAAGGCGGCGGAACTGGCGTTTGGATCGCGAACTTCGCGACAACCGACGTCAACTCTATCGTTCTTGTTGATAACACCGGAGCCGAGAGGACGTTCCCCTATACCGCTTCGTTGACCATCAACTTCAACGACAACCTCGACAACGACGTGGCCGCGGAATACTGGGTTTATTTCACAACTCTTCCCGGCGCAGGCAACGACTTTGGTGAGTCTGGCGCAGTACTTGTTCAAGACGCAGACGATCTTGCGATGACTGGACTGGTCCCAGGAACTTCCGTCGTTCATACGTTTGACTACGACGGAAACAACCAGGGTGGGCGCACTCCAGGGACTGACGCTGCCATCACCGTTGTCGCCATTGGACTCGCCACAGGACAATACGTCCGAGCGACCGGGACGATTCAGCGATCGACGTCAAACTCAATCGCTCTTGTGGCTCCGCTCGAGAGGACCTACGCCAACCCCTGATAGGACAATGATATGGCAACCATCACGACAGATACTTTTCTTGACGACGGCACCGCAAGGACTGCCGGAGAAGGTTGGACGCTTAACGGCGGAAAGCTGACCGTTAGGACAGATACCCGTTGGCACGCAAATGCTCCGGCTTCGATGGCCGGCTCGCTTGGTTCAATGACAATCTCTCCACTACTTGGCGGCGGTGTTCTGTTTGACGGACGTGCTGTTCGATGGTTGCCGTACGACACAGGCTCAGGTAACGTTCCTGCTATTGGAACAGTTGTTACGCAAGGTGGGGTGTCGGGGTATTTACTCGGCGTTTACGACACCATCACTTCTGCCCCCACCGCGGTTGGCGCAGCGATGCCTTTGAACGGGCACATTAAATTTCGAGAGGTTACTGGAGGAGCGTTTGCTGCTGGGGCACTAACGGGCATTGGGGCTTCGGCCACGTCTCCTGATGTCACAGGCTGGATTGAAGTCGTTCAAGACGAAAACGCTATGAACACCTCATCTAGACTTGGTTCTGGATTTCAAAGTCGGGGGGACTGGTTTTATCTTGACGATACCAACGGATCAGTTGGGCAGATTCTTCAAGTCCCGACAAATGGTGGTGGCGCAGCCACGTGGTGCCCCGGGGTGTGGATAGAAACGGCACCCGGTTCTGACGAGTACGTTTTTTGGCCCGGACTAGAGGCCGTCTCAACTTCCTGGAGCCATCTAAACATTGGGGCACCGGCTGGGGCGACGGATATTCGCCAACAGTTTGTTAAGACCATAGGGTCTGGGCAAATGCAGATTGGCGAATCGTTTACACAAGCTTCTACGTACGCTGTTACAACTCAGGCGTCTACGTATGCCTGGGCTGGTAACTTCGTAACGGTTACTTTCACGGCGCACGGATATTCGGTTGGCGAACAAGTCTATCTCGACTTCACATCTGGCGGAGCAACCGCAGACGGGGTCTATACGATTTTCGACGTACCAACCGTAAACACATATCGAGTAGCTCTTTCTGGGTCGGGCGCTTCTGGCAACGTCACATCGTGTGGACGAGTTACGATCACTTTCACTGCACATGGGCAAACCACAAGTAAGTTACTGTATTTGGACGTTACCTCTGGTGGGCTCACCGATGGCATTTACGAAATCCGAGGAACTCCTGCGGCGAACACATACGCCATAGCGGCCGCAGTTTCTCCAGCAACCGTAGCAGGCAACGTTACGGTTTCTTTGACGATTGGGCATATACCAGTCGCTGGATGTAAAACTCGAATTCCAAACGTCATTCAGAGAGCCTGCACTACTGGCGCTCGGGCAACCAACACCAAACCAAACGTCACAACTAGCACAAGGCCTGAGTTTACAACTACCGGCGCGGGGGTCATTGATTTCGAATACCTTTACAGCGACTGGTATATGGCGTTTACCCAACCGTACGCCTTAACGGTGAAGCACTCAGCTTTCTGGGATCGTTTGCATATAACGGAGTGTGCGACGCCTTTTGTTGTGGATAACGTTGGTATCGGGACCATTCACTCCGCCTCCGTGTCGTGCTTGTCAGTTCTCACTTGTCTTGCCGGCGGAACAATCTACAATTTCGTTGGCGGCAGAGTTAGCGCTCCAGCTAACAACCAACCAGCCGCTGACATCGCGCAAAGCAACAACCTAACGTTTACCAACTGCCTGTTTAGCATCCCTCCTTACAGTAGGGCTGGGACAGGCGAAGCTGTGCGTCTTGGGTCCTCTCGTAATGTAAAGTTCGATGGCTGCACAACGATTAATCATGGAATTGCCGTTAACAACTGCTTTAAAGTAGAGTTCAAGAATCACTCATATTCCGATCGGTATATCGGTTATACAAACGCAAACGGAGTTTATCCGATCAACATAGGCACCAAGAGCACTGACGTTCTTGTAGACGGATTAACGTTCGGGATTCGAGGAGTTCCTTTCGAAAGAGTTCACAGTTATAACGCGCCAATAGCCCTTACTTCAGTTGAGAGAGTTAGAATTAGAAACTTTGGCTCTCTCACGTCTCCAATTAACAGCACAACTATTGGTGTCCTTGCTATGGAGAAGATGGTTTTCCTTTCCGGAGCTAACCTCGACGTCAAGATCCAAAACGTACACATTGGCCTAAACCGAACTGGTGTCCACGCCTTTCTAAACGTTGATAAGAACGTTACGTTAGAGAAGTGTAGTAGTGGTAGGCTAACGACCTTCCTCCAACAAGGAAACTATCTAATAGCAGCACTAAACGCTCGCTCGCGAGGAATTAGACACGATGCGGCTGGTCCTGGGGTGGCAGCCAACGCTTCTGTTTACGGGACCCACTTTGAGGACGTCTTCCGGACAGACACGCGGGGCTACATCAAGCTCGGGTTAAATGAGCCGACTGCCGAAACGAACTCACTAGTCACTCAGAACGGTACGCCAAAATTTACCTCCGTTCCCAGCCTCGTTATGTCAGATTCAGACGATGAAGTTATCGTAGAGATGGATTACTACGCTCAAGGACATACGGGTTTCTTGGGCGCAGCAGATCGTACACTTCTTCCGGTTTTGACTGGTACGGCAGCAATAGTTACCACCCCAACATATACCTGGGCGGCCAACGTGGTCACAGTCACCCACACTGCTCACGGATACAAGACCGGCGACTGGATCCTAGTGAATCCTGTTAACGGAGGCCTTAACGCCGGGTATCCAGCAAACGCTGGGGCATATCAAATAACTGTCACTGGAGTTAACACGTACACGTTTGCCAAGACGGGTTCTGGAGCATCTGGGGCCATATACGTTTGGTACGCGATGTTGGTTCAGTACCAGATAGATAAAAACGACGGAGCCGGTTATAACGGAACTTGGAAAAATCTAGTCTATTCAAAGTATGGGGTTAACATCACCTCTGGCTCTCCCGTAGTTACCATGTATTCCACCGCCGGGTTGTCTGTTAACGACTACGTTTGGTCTGGAACCCTCGCGGATATACCATCGGGGACGCGTATTCAGAGTATTGAT